TACGTTAGTTCGATTTACAATTGACGCTTGATTACGAGCAGATTTTCCAGCTGACATTAGCACCATCTTATAAATTACAACAATATTTTATTTTTTATAAATATTAAAGTTAATCTAAATATTTCCAAATAAAACCTCCAGCTGTTTTTTGTTTATTTCTTAATGCGCCTGAAATATTTGTATTGCTAATATTCAATATATTTGATGCTTCTTTAAGTGAATTATATTTATTAATTTCATTCATTTCTAAATCATATTGAATAATTTTTTTTGTATAATATTTCACAAAACCCATATTATGATTATGAATATTATTTTCATAACAAGTAACCCAATTTAAATTATCAACACTATTATTTGTTTTATTTCCATCAATATGATTTACAAAAGGTTTATTTTCTAAATTTGGTATAAACATCATAGCTACTAATCTATGTATTGCGTATTTATTATAGTTAATTCTTGTATATATATATCCACTATGATGTATTTTATAGTTTTCCATAATAATATTTTTTTTATTTTTAATTCTTCCTAAAGATGAGATAAAATATCCAGAATAATTATTATCTAATATAATTTCTCTCCATTCTTCATTGTCTAAATTAATTTGTTCAAATCTTTTCCAATTAAAACCATATCCCTCTTTGTTATTTTTAACTGAAACACAAATTACAGATTTTGCGGTATTAAAATTTTTACTTAACTTATTATCAACTAACCATTTTGCGGCTTCTTCCATTGAATTATATGTATCAATAATTTCATTTTCTGAATTTAGTTTATGAACTTTGATATTTCTATTATTACAATTTTTAATTCCCTTACTTCTATGAATACAATTTTCTTGATGAGAATTCCATTCAAGATTAATAATATTATTATTTAATCCATTTTTATCTTTATGATTTACTTCTGTTTTATTTTCAGGATTAGGAATAAATGTCATACATACAAGTCTATGAACTCTAAGTGATTTTCTATTTTTATTTTTATCAGTTAAACCAATAGAATAATAGTTACCTTTTTTTGATAGTGTTAATAAATTATTTGTTGTTATATTTCTTACATTTCCAAATGTGCTAACTTCATAATTCTCATAATCTTCAATTTTTTTCCATATTTCGGCGTCCTCCATAATTTATATATATATATATTGTTGTATTTATATCAATTTAATAAATATATTATATATTCAATATTATAAATAATATAAAGCTATTACATCATATTATTATATACAAATGACAGACAATAAGGAAATTTTACGCGACGATGATATTATTAAGACCGAAGATGGATTAATATTTAATCCTTATAATTCTCAAAATGTTAAGATTACATTGAGCGAAGTTCAATCTATTCTTTCCAAATATGGCTTACCTACTACAGTCGATAATATTGCTCTTTATGAGCGCGCGTTTGTTCATCGTTCTTACACTAAACGGCCTAGCTTTGAAAATATTCAACAAAATATAACGATTGTTGAAAGACCGACAGATTGTATGCCACTTAGCAGTAAATCGAATGAACGTCTTGAATTTTTAGGAGATGGTGTGCTAGAATGTGTTACTAAATACTTGCTTTATAGACGTTTCCCTAAAGCAGACGAAGGATTTATGACGGAAAAAAAGATTGCTATTGTAAAAAATGAAGCAATCGGTAAAATTGCTCTCGAAATGGGATTATATAAATGGTTAATTATTTCAAAACATGCCGAAGAAAAGAAAATTAGAACTAATTTAAAGAAACTTGGCTGCTTGTTTGAATCCTTTATTGGTGCTCTTTTTTTAGATTTTAATAAAGTTGTTGTAAAAGATGATGAAAATTGGTTTCAAGACATGTTTGTCACCGGTCCTGGTTTCCAAATGGCACAAAAATTTATTGAAAATGTATTTGAAAAACATATAGACTGGATTGCTCTTATTCAGAATGATGATAATTATAAAAATATATTACAAGTTAAAATTCAAAAGGAATTCAAAGTAACCCCACATTATCTAGAAATTGAGCATGATATGGAACTTGGTTACAAAATGGGCGTTTACATTTGTTTAGGACAAGCAATCCATAATGTATCACATAAAGATGCTGTTGATTTTTCATTCTTTAAAAATTTTAAAGCTGTTCATGAGTTTATTCTAGAAAATAGTAAAGTATTAATATTTATGGGCGAAGGGCAGCATAAAATTAAACGTAAGGCTGAACAAATTGCCTGTAATGAAGCACTTAAATTTTTGGAAGTTTAATATTTTCTATTTCTTTTAGTTCTTTTATTATATCCATAGCCTCCGAGACTGCTTTTGCGTCTGACTTTACTTCTTTTAGGGGTTTTATTTTTACCACCTGATTCATTTTGACTTATAAATTTTATTTTAGAAATATAATTCGAAAGATTTAATTTATTCCTCAATAAATTAATTGAAATACTTCTTTCTTCAAATGGTTCTATATTAAGCATTTCTGACTGTTTATATAATTCAAATATATATCTATGTTTACCACTGTTTGCTGGAGGAGCTGGGCCTTTATATGGTAATATTATTTTACCATTTTTAATAGTATTTTTTATATTAGTTACTAACCAATGAACCTTACATCCGTTTACAGCGTCTGGATCATACATTATTAGAGTATATAAGTTGTTCAAATTGAAATTATATTTTAATTTGGGTTCTATTTGACTTTCAGTTGGTTTAAGGAAATCGTTATTTACTAGTTTTTTATTATTATAATATATTCTTAATTCTTCCATATACATAAATGTATAAAATAAATTTCAATACATAAAATTACAAAAATTTATATATTTAAATTATATAATCAATGAATCCTTTAGTCGCATTAAAAGAAAAACTAATGATTAAACCTAATATTGAAGAGAGAGGACGAGTTGCTGTTATTATAAAAGGAGTTAAAAAGGAAAGAAAACCTAAGGCTCCAAAAATAAAATCAGCAAAAGTTGATGAAGAACTTGAAGAAGAACTTCAAGAAGATGAAGAGAAAATTGACAAAATAATATTAGAACAAACTGAAAGTGACGAAGATGAAAAACAAGACGGACCTTTAATCGTTGATGAAACTGAAAAAGGGTATGATCGTGAAGCTCTTATTAAGAAATTAATAGAAAGCAAAAAAATGAAAGTAACTGTCAAACCTAGTGTTCAAATATCTGAAAAAAAGATTTCAGAATATTTACCTTTACACAAACCTACCGAAGGTAAGAAAGTTAAAAAAATACAGGCAAAAAATACACTTGTTATTGAAGAAGATGACGATGAAGAACAAGTTGATTTGGAGCCTAATGAAGAAAAAATTATGGAAAAACCTAAAAAGAAAGTAGCTTTTGAAGAGGAATCGCCCGAAGAATTCATCATGAAACCTAAGAAAAAGGAAGAAGAAGTAATACCGATTGTTGCTCCTAAGAAAAAGAAAAGACTTACAGAAAAACCAGAAAAAGGTATTGCTATTCTTGGTCCAGAAACTCTTGTTAATATTGGAGATACAGATTTAACAAAACGTTTACCAAAAAAATCACCTCCAGTTATAATCAAAGTATCAAGTTATTATATGAATAATAGAGAGATATTTATAAATTTTATTAACTCGTTATTTGAACCTTATCGTCAAGAAATACAAGAAAACAAAGAAAGTATTTCTTGTGATACTATTGGACAAACAAGTAGTGATTTCTCTCTATTAACTCATCAAAAAATTGTTCGTGATTACTTAAATCTTTATACACCTTATAGAGGATTACTTTTATATCATGGTCTTGGTTCAGGTAAAACTTGTACATCTATTGCTATTGCTGAAGGAATGAAAGATTCTAAACGCGTTATTATTATGACACCAGCATCTTTACGAGCTAACTATATTGAAGAACTTAAAAAATGCGGAGATCTTCTTTACAAGAGAAATCAATATTGGGAATGGGTCTCAACAGTAGAAAATCAAGACGCACTTAAAACAATATCTGTTTTATTAAATTTACCACAAGAATATATTCGCAGACATGGAGGAGCCTTCTTTATTAATGTTAAGAAACCTACAAATTATAATGAACTAAGTGATATCGATAAAAAGGTTCTTGAAGAACAATTAAATGAAATGATTCGCCAAAAATATACATTTATTAATTATAACGGGTTACGTTCAACTCGCTTAGCTGAAATGACTTCTAACTACACGCGAAATATTTTTGATAACTCGGTTGTTATCATTGATGAAGCACATAACTTAATTAGTCGTATTGTTAATAAAATAAAGAAAGAAAAAGATATTACAGGTGAAGAAAGAAAGAAAAAGAAGGAAGCAAAGACGGGCGAGCCTGTGGAGGAAAAAGAAGAGGAAGAAAGTATTTTTGGCGAACAAACTCCATTAAATTTGGCATCTAAATTATATTATATGTTATTAAGAGCAAAAAACGCACGCGTTGTATTATTATCTGGCACACCTGTTATTAATTATCCTAACGAATTTGCTATATTATTTAATATCTTAAGAGGTTACATCAAAACATGGAAAATACCTTTAAATGTAAAAACTAGCAAAAAAATTGACAAACAAACGCTTCAAGAGATATTAATGGGAGAGAAATCTCTTGATTATTTAGACTATTCTCCGTCTAGTAAAATTTTAACCGTTACAAGGAATCCATTTGGTTTTAAAAATAAAATTAAAAAAGAATCGGGATATCAAGGGGTATCAAATGTTAAAAAGGGAGAAAGTGGTGATTTAGTAATTGATAATGAATTTACTTCCGATGACGATTTTGAGAGAAAAATTATTTCTATTTTAAAAAGAAATAATATTGATATTATTCCACAAGGGGTTCAAGTTATTAATCAAAAAGCTTTACCAGATAGTTTAAATACCTTTATGACTAGATATATTAATGAAAATGATAAATCACTTCAAAATGTTGATGCTTTAAAAAGACGTATTATTGGATTATCGTCTTATTTTAGAAGTGCTCAGGAAAGTTTATTACCTAGATACAATAAACAATTAGGAGTTGATTATCATATTGTTAGAATTCCTATGAGCGATACTCAATTTAAAATTTATGAAGCAGCTCGTAAACAAGAGAGAGATTTAGAGAAAAAACAAAAACCTAAGTCTGGTTCAGCAGAATTATTTGAAGAAAAGGCTTCAACATATCGTATTTTTTCTCGATTATTTTGTAATTATGTTATGCCAGATAGACCTATTCCTATGAGTAATAAAAAGAAGAAGAATGCTGATAAAGATGAAGAAAAAACAAATCCGGACGAGCCTGTGGCAGAGAACATTCATGAGATGGCTCAATTAATTAAAGAAGGAACTAGAATTGAATTAAAACAAGATGTTTCAGATGAACGTGAGGGTGAAATTGAAGGTGATGAAATTCTTGGCGCAATTGGAGGGGTATCTTATAAAGAAAGATTAGATAGAGCTATTAAAAATATTGAAGAACATTCAAACGATTTCTTAACACCTGAAGCACTTCAAACATATAGTCCTAAGTTTTTACATATGTTGGAAAATATTGACGACCCTGAACATCAAGGGTTACATTTAGTTTATAGTCAATTTAGAACCGCTGAGGGGATTGGCTTGTTTAGTTTAGTTCTTGAAAAGAATGGATTCACCAGATTTAAAATTAAAAAGAATCATCATAATATTTGGGAAATTGATATTCCTGATGTTGATGAGGGGAAACCTACGTATGCTTTATATACAGGTACCGAAACATCAGAAGAAAAAGAAATGTTAAGACATATTTATAATGGTGAATGGAATCAAATTCCTGAAAGTATTGGTAGTGTATTAAAATCAAAATACCGTAACAATAATATGGGTGAAGTTATTAAGGTTTTCATGATTACATCATCTGGTTCAGAAGGTATTAATCTAAGAAATACAAGATATGTTCATATAATGGAACCTTATTGGCATCCGGTTAGGTCTGAACAAGTTATTGGGCGCGCCAGACGTATTTGTAGTCACAAAGATTTACCAAAAGCTCTTCAGACGGTTGAAGTTTATGTGTACTTAATGATTTTCTCCGAATCTCAAATTAATTCCGATGAAGCTATCGAGTTAAAAAGAAAAGATTTGAGTAAGGCATTACCAAGACTTCCTATTACAAGTGATCAGTATCTTTTTGAAATATCTGAAATTAAAGCAAATTTAACTGCACAACTTACTGACGCAGTTAAGGAAACATCATTTGATTGTTATATTTATTCAAATGGTAAATGTGTTAATTTTGGCGATCCGACAAATGAAAAATATGCTTATGTTCCTGATTATGCTGAACAACAAAATGACACTACTGTTAGGGCTAATAAAGTTGCGATTGAATGGGTTGGTAAACCTATTACTATTAATGGTGTTGAATATGTATATAGAAGAAACAGTAAAAATATTCTTGACCTCTATGATATGGAAACATATAAGAAAGCATTAGAAGACTCTTCTATTCAACCATTAAAAGTTGGAACATATGAGATTAATGAGAACGGAGAGAAAGTGTTAAAATTAATAGTATAATGAAATAATAACTTTGAAAAATTGTCAAATGTAGTCTTCGGCTTTAAATACCTTTTTCAATTTATTATATAAAATGTGAATTTTTTGTTGGGAAAGTTTTTTTGGATTTTGAAATTGGACAAAAATAAATGTCCAAAAATGAAAAGCTTGAATATTTTATGGAAAAAATATAATTTTGTGACCATAATTTAAAATTAGCGTCTCATCACCAAAAAAATAATTTAAATTTTATTACGATAAAATTTAAATATATTTTATTAAAAAGTATTTAAGGATTTTTTTATTCTATTATATTAGAACACTTTAGAATGAAACATATCCCCAAAAATCCCACTCATTATGAATGTATATTATGTGACTATAAAACGTGTAGTTTGAAAGATTTTAACAAACATACTCAAACAGCAAAACATGTAAATAGAATAAATTTGAACAATTTAGAACAAAAAAATCCTAAAAATCCTAAAAATTTTAATTGTAAATATTGTAATAAATGTTATAAAGCAAGAAATAGTGTATGGTATCACGAGCAAAAATGTAGCTTAAGTGAAGTCAATAATCAAATACAATATCAACCAAATTTAAAAGACGAACCATCTGATAAAGAATTAATAGATAAAGATACTCTTATAATTGAATTACTTAAACAAAATAAGGAACTTTTGGAAATTGTTAAAAATGGAACGCATAATACTACTCATACTAATTCACATAACAAGGCATTTAATCTAAATTTCTTTTTAAATGAAACATGTAAAGATGCTATGAATATTATGGATTTTGTTGATTCAATTAAACTTCAGTTATCTGATCTAGAAAAGGTTGGAGAATTAGGATATGTTGAAGGTATCTCTAACATAATAACTAAAAATCTCAAAGAACTTGATATTAATAAAAGACCTGTTCATTGTACTGATAAGAAGAGAGAAACTATGTATATTAAAGATGATGATAAATGGGAAAAAGATGAAGAGAAACTAAAATTACACAAGGTTGTTAGAAAAGTAGCATTTAAAAATCAAAATTTAATTCCTAAATTTAAAGAAATTCATCCAGATTATAACAAATATCATTCCAATATTTCAGATCAATACAATAAGATTATTGTTGAATCTATGGGTGGTCCCGGTGACAACGATTATGAAAAAGAGGAAAAAATAATTAAAAATATTTCTAAGCAAGTTTTTATTGAAAAGGAAGAATCTCTTTAAGTATGATTTTCAATTTATTATATAAAATGTGAATTTTTTGTTGAGAAAGTTTTTTTGGATTTTGAA